TAGCGTGACAGATGTCCAATGTTTCGCGCGCGCGATGTTAGCATTTCCTAACAAAATACGCAAGAAAAACCCTTAGATTCTTCAATAACTTATGCTTATGTGCTTTAGCGAACGAAGTGAGCGCTCCCTTCGTGAACGCAGTGAACTTCTCCTCGCATATATCACAACCTAACCAATGTTACCCACCCCACCCTTTCTTTTTTCTATACGTAATTCGCTACGCGGAGGGTGTTGGAGAAGGCTCAGATAATTTTTTCTCCTTTTTTGACCTTATAGGGGCGCTCTTTTGTATCACAAGGAACTAAAACTTAAAAAGTGTCAGTGTATACAAGGTTTTGCCCTAGTTTTTACACAAAAATGCCGGGGTTTATGGCCCCGGCTATAACAATTATTGGCTGTTGGCTGTTAATCAAATGTTTGTACGTGCCCACTTAGCAGCAGATGTGGCTGCTTGAGTGTATTTTTCGGGATCAGGCTTTTGATTTGCTAATTCATTCTTGGCACCAACCACAAAATTAGCAATATCAATTTCATCGGCGCCGTTGTCTTCCAATTCTTTAGCTTTTTTTGCAACTGCCTGGAGTGCAATTGCCTTTTCCATGCTGTCTTTGGGATGCATTAGCCGTTTTCCTGGGACTATTAAACGTTTTTCTTACGTACAGTCTATATCATTCAACTTTTTCCCGTATTCTTCCCGTTAAAATAAAAATAACAAGAAATTTATAGCTCATAGTTCCAAATGGCGTTAACTCCTGCCGATTTTGACGCATATAGTCGGGCTACTGGCACGCCATACCCCGAAGATCCGGAAGAAAAGGCAGCATTAGCGCCACAAGTTCTTCAATTCCGCCAAAATCAACTCCGTGCCCCACAACAAGAGTCAAATCCGCTTGCTGTTCTTGGTACAGCAGCCCTTGGCCTTGGCGCACTTGCAGGTGGTGCAGCACTTGCCCGTCGACTTGGAATTGGCGGCGCCAAAGTTGCAGCATCAAAGGAACCTGTTCTTACACAAAAAGGAATCCAAGACGTTGCAACCTTAAATCGTCAACAAGCTGCAGAACAAACTATTCGCCAAGCCAGGCAAGAGCGTCCAACGGGTATTGTTCAAACTGATCTTTCAACTATTGATAGGCTTTTGGAAGATCCTGAACTTAAACAACTTGTTCAACAACAAACCGTTGAGGAAGAAGCCGAGCTTCGCAGTGAGATGGCGCGGCAACAAGCGCGTGTTCAAGCACAGAAGCGTGAAGATCTCTGGAGCCTAGTCAAAGAAATTCAATCTGAAGCTCCTGTTGTCAACCAAACGATTGGCGCCCTGGAATCAGGTGAAGACCAAATGACAGGCCGTGTCATGCGCGGTGTTATTCGCAATGAAGATCTTGATGCGTCTCAAGTCAACGAAGTTGCGCGTCAAACGGGAAGTGTTGAAGTTGCTGCTTCGATGACACCTGACGGTGTTCCTGTTGATCAAATTGAATTAAATCAACCGTACACTGCTCAAGAGCTTGTCAATCTTGCCAAACAGGAAATGATTGAACGCAGACAGTTTCTTGAAGAAGCTGGTTTGCGCCCTGGGACTGTACGCTTTGAAAGGGCCTTAGCCCAACCCTTCCGCACTTCTCAGGGAACTCAAATTACAGGTACAGGAGCTGTTGATTTAGCTCTTCCTGCAGGCCCTATTCGCCAAACGGTTTCCGCTGTTGAAGCTGCTGAGCCTTTAATTGAAAAGAACGTTATTAATATTGGACCTCAAGCTGTAGTAACATCCACGGCTGCTGGTACAGCAATTCGTGGTGCTTCTCCTAGTTATCACGAAGCACTTCCAAAACAAGAACTTCGCCAACTATATGGAACTGCCGACCCCTTGGTCCCTGGAGCACCTGATGAGTTAGTTCCTGATCTTCCTGCTTCTTTACGTATCCGTGGCGGTGTTACTCCAGACGTAGAGCCAGAGCTTCTTTCCAAACAAGAAATTCAATACAGTGTGTTAGATCGTCCTGAAGCCCCTGGCCCCGCCGGCGGTTCCGCAGGGATTGGAGTTTACGGCTTGGAACCAGGTTATGTTCCTGGCGCTGTCAGTAAAATGACAGGTGAGTACAGCGAAGCAGCAAGTCGCAAGCCAAGTTATGTCCCTGGATGGCTGCAAAAGAAAGAAGCCAAAACCGGATTTGAATCCTTAACAACTCCGCAACTCTCAATCGCAGCTGAAAAAGCTCAAGGGCCTCGCATCCAAGCGGCAATTGAAGGCGAAATTGCTAAACGCAATGTTGCCAAAGAAAGTCTGGAGATTTCAGAAGCTTTACGTCGGGCTAGAATCGAAGGAAGAGATCCGCAAATGATTTTGCGTCAACGTGGTTTCAACGTCTAGTCATGACTGAAAAGAAAACAAAAGACAAAAAATGGATTCAAGGCATGGACATGAAGGAAGGCGCCTTCACTACCAAAGCCAAACGCAAAGGTATTACCTCTGCTCAGTTACAGGAAAATGTTCTTGCTGATCCTGAAAAATATGACGAAAAAACTGTTAAACAAGCGCGGTTGCGCAAGACACTAGTAAGCTTAAATAAGGATAAAAAATCTAAAGCAAAAGAATAATGGCCAGAGATCCAAGATTATCTGAGTTTGGGCCTGATAAATATATTGGTTTTACTTCTGACGTTTTCAAAAAGAAACGTCAGTTAAATTTTGATGATTTATTTGCAGCCAAGGCAGATAGCGGAACTGCTCCCTGGACACCAAGCAGGTTTGAGAGCACCGATCTTTTACGGCGTATTCAAACACGTAAATTAAAATTTAATCCAGGCCTTCAATTTGTTGGAGAAGATGCACAACAACTTGAAGTTTTTGCTGGCATTGGTCGTTTTAACCGTAGAGAGGACTATGACTTTAATGCTGGTAGAGGTTTAACTAAACAGAGACCAGAAGAACAACCAGGGTTTAATCCCATCTGGAAAGACATGTATTCTCTCAGTCCCACTCTTAAACCTGACGATCGAGTTAGCAATCCAATGCCGCGTGCCAGCAACCCTGATCCCAAAGGTTATCTTATGGCGACGGCAGAAAAACGCGCAGAAAACGAAGCAGAAGGAAATCTTTCTGTTGCGCAACTTCTCAAAGGTGAGGACAAACCAAGTATCTCCATCGATAACGAAGAAGATAAAAAGAAAGAAGAAGAGAAATCTAAGATCGTATAATAAAAAGAAAAAGATATCATGGCTGGAGGCGCATTATTTAGTCGTTTATTGAATGCTGCCAAGCAAGTTGCAGCTCCTGCGCTAACAAGTGGCAGTCTGACGGGAGGACTTGCTCTTCTTGGCGGCGCAAGCCCTGTGAATGCTTTGGCTTACGGCGTAGCAGATACTGCAGCTTCTGGTGGATCGCTAGCGCTATTACGTAAATTGCGCCCTGGATCATATAAAACACAGACTCTTAAAAACGTTGATACTGGGGAAATTACAACCACACAGGGCACAAGTAAATTAGAAATTCCTGTAAACCTTGCTGCATCTATTGGCACTGGAACTTTATTGTCAAGTGCGCTAGAAGGAGGAAATCCGCAGTCACTCCAAATTGCTCAACAGCTTGAACAACGCTCGGTTGTTAATCAATTACCCCTACAACAAGAACTAACAAATCTTTCTCCGGGGACAATGTCGCAAATCCCTGGCACACAGTTCGAACAACTTTTAAATCAATCTATTCACAATCAATTGACTCAATCTTTAAGCCCAGAAGAACAACAACTTATTTCTCAGTTGGCAGTTTCAAGGTTGTCTTAATATGTTTCAGAATTTGTTAAATCGTTTTACTTCGGGCGCAAAAAAAAGTGCCGAGGCAAGTCAACGCGCCGCTTTATATAACCCTGACTTGCCTCCTGGCATTCAACAAAAAGTTGAATACAATCCAAGTGTTTTAAAAGACATACCCGGTTTACGTGGTCGTTACCACGATGAACTCCATAGATTAGGTGTCTCGTTTCGTCAAGATCCTGTTGAAGCTACAGGCGCATTAGGCGCACGTTTAATTACTGATCTTACTAATGATGGCACACGTGGTATTTACTGGCGTTACAACCACCCTTTAGCCTGGGTCGAAGAGGGCGCAAAAGCAGCTATTGGGAAAAAAGCTTATGAAGAATTAGGCCCAACAAAAACCGGTTTAATTGGCGCTGCAATTGTTGTGCCAGCAACAGCACTTGCCGGTGCTTACGACATTACTAATGTCGGTGAAATGTTTAGGCCTAAAGGGTATTCCCAATCATATGTAGAAGAAGGCTCCGAAGATCGGAGGCAAACAACCCAACCTGCCCCTGAATTGTTTGAACGGTTTTTCCTTGGCCGTACGGGACGCCCACTTAAATATGAAACAGCAAAAGAAGATATTCCTAGTTTGACGCCTGAACGGTATGCAAACTATATGAAAAACTTGTATCAAGATCATGGTTTATTAGGGATTGTTAAAGCAACTCCTGAAAATCTTGAAGGCGTACCAGAAGCTCGTGTACTTGGTTACCCCATAACTATTCCTTCTGCTACCGCTGCTGTTGGAGGTATTACTGGCGCCGCAGCCGCAATTCGCACAGCTCCTCTTGTCAAAAATTCTTTTAAACGTGGCTTGGCAGGTGCAGCAGGTGGTGCTATCACTGGCGCAATGCTTGGTAATTTAGCAAATACTGTATTAGCAGCAAAACCCGCAGAGCAGCAACTACCTACTACTGCTCAATATGAAATGATGCAGTGATAGAATTTATTTAACTAAAGGTATTTAATAGGTAAATGGCAACCTATAGTTCTGTTGGTGGTCAATCTGAACGGGTTTCCCAAGGGGGGCCGATTGTTCCCTATGATCTAGTAACAGCCGCCCAAGGTTACGTCCGCGATCCAAGGGCTTCTTACCAAGCGTATGGAAACCGTCAGATGCAAAATCTTACCAACATGCTTGGTGTTGGGGGACAAAGAACTGCACAAGCCGTCCAAAGATCTGGAGCCCTTTTCCCTAGGGCTGGTTTATTTGGTGGTGCATTAGCCGCTGCCCCTTCCGTTATTGGCGCTGTAGAGTCTGCGCAAGAAGGAAGGACTCTTGAGGCGGCCACTACAGCTGGTGTTGGTATTCCAACCGCTTTAGGAGCGGCTGCCCTTGGCGCACGTGTTGGCGGACTTCCTGGTGCTGCCATCGGTTTAGCGGGAGGTTTGCTTGCTCCTGTTATCGGCCAGGGCGTTGGCGGTCTCCTGGAGAAGCAAAAAGCAGAGATGACAGGCGAAGAAATTGCTGGCCAACCTGGAAGTGCTGCTACTTCTCGTGGTGCACGTGCCAAAGAACGTGCAGAAGCAATGAAGGATGCAGCGGTTCAAGCACAAATTGCCCAGCAATATGGCGGCGCGTATCTTGAGCCCACTCTTCAGGCAATCCAAGATCTTCGCCAAAATGATATTGATATGATGATCCAGTCTGAAAAACGTTTGGACCCCATTATTCGTCAACGTCTCAATGATCAACTTGCTCGACAGCAAGCGTTAATAAACACTCAGGCTCAAAACTATTCGATGATGGGTACTGTTGCTACTGCTGGCGCACTTGCTACAGGAGCACAAGCACAAACCGGTGAAACCTTGCGTACTGCATTGACCTCTAATCCCTACGCCGGCTCAACCCTCCAAGCTCCTCAAATCCGCTTTGGGTGATCGCAATGCTTCCTTTTAATCTCCCTTCTTCTGCTGGACCCACCGTAACAACGGCTTCGACCATAGCGAAGTTTTCTACTCCGGAAGAAAACCAACAGCGTGTTGGGCTTGCAGATCTTGACAAAGCAGCGGAGTATGCCAAACAACTAGAAAAGATGGGCATCTCTTCTGAAGATGCGGGATTCCTTGCTGTTGCTAGCAGCATGCGAGAACGTGAATCCTCTCCTCAGCGCCTCCAGGAGCAATTAAATGTTTTAGGGCCTTATTTTAAGGATGTGGCACGCGAAAATCAACGCCTTGCAATGGAAGCAAATCTTTTTGCGGGCTTCATGGATATTCCCAACAAGTTCTCTCGTGCCATGGCTGCTCAGCACTATTACATGCCTGAGACCATGCAAACGATCGCCGGTAATATCGGCCGTGAAACTCGCTTTGTAAATCGTCAATACGTGAACCTTTGAACATGAACTTCACAGATATTGCTTTTAGCAACGATTTGTTAGCCCCGGGCGCAGCCAATTACTTTGGCGGAGGCGGAAACCTAACTGGTTCCATTGGAGCTGGCTCAAGTACGGGAAGTATGTTTGGAGGCATGGGAGGCGCCATGAGCGTCCTTGGCGGTATCAACTCCGTAATGGGTGGAATTCAGCAAGCAAATTTAAACCGCTCTGCAGAAAACCAATTTGCAGCGGCAAACGCAATGTTTGACGCTAATTTTGGACGTGATATTTTTGCGCAAAACTTTGATCGCTTCCGTTCCTTCAGAGATCCGGTAATCGCATCTAAAATTGCTGTTAATGACCCTAATTATCGTCAAGCAAACACGATGCAACGTTTTCCGGAACTAGCCGGGAAATATGGCAGGTTTGGCGCATTTGTTGCGTAAACAATATTCAAGTAAAATAAAAACAAAGATAGAACAAGACGAGAGCAATGTTTGATCCCATTTCAATGATAGCTGGCATAGGGACCAGTGCTCTTGGTACCGGGATCGGTAGCTTATTTGGTGGCGGGGCTCCAGAATATCAACCCTCTCCTGTCATGGAGGAGATGGGTGGTTACGCACTAGAACAAATTAAAGCTTCTCCAAGCCATAAGAAAGCAATTAAATCTCAGTTCAAGTCTTTAAGAGAAAGTGGGAACCGAGGAGCAGCAGAAGCTTTTTTAGAATCATATCGTGATAGGTTCTCTAATCCTGCTTTTATTGATAAAAAATTAGCCAAAAGTTATAGCAAATCAATTGATTACGCTTCTGATCCATTCCAAGCAATGGCTCAAGAAGTATACGGACAACAAGGACTCGGTTACGGTATTCCCGAATACGAATCTTTCATGGAGCGTGCAAAAGCCAAAAACGTCAGGAGTCCACAGGCTTTTGGTGATATGTTGAAACAAGATTTAATTTCCTCGGGGAAAGTAATGACACCTCAACAAGAGGCTTTGTCGTACATTTATGGAACTCCTACCCGTACTGCGGAAGGTGTTTATACCAATACATATAAACCATTAACCGCTTTTGAGCCATATGATGTTTCAAAACTACCTTTCTTACCCTCTTCTTTTAAAGCTTAATTAAGGAGTAAAAACATGTCTAAAGATAAAAACAACAATAATAACAAAGATAAAAACAAGAATGACAACAAAAACAAAAATGTAACTCCTACGCCAACTCCTATACAAGTTTTTACCCCGCCAACGTCTCCTGCTCCTGTAGACAACTCAGTCTCCTTAGCGCAGATTCAAGCTGATTCGGCTACAAATGTTGCCAATATCCAAGCAGATGCTGCCATTCAGGTTACAAACCTACAGGGCGGTTACTCTGTTGATGTTGCGAACATTAACGCTGGATCTGCCACGAGCGTTGCCCAGATTCAATCAGAAGCTGATCAAGCTGTTGCTCAGGCTTATGCTGACGCTCAGGAATATGCTGCCGAGCTAGGACTCCAAGGCACTCAATACACTGCGGATAAAGAAAACGAGTGGCGCCAGGCAGTTGCTAATATCGAAACAAAAGGACAGATTGACTTACAAAGTGTTATTAATTCAGGTCTTGAGAATGTTGCCAGTATCCAGTCCCAAGCACAACGAGACGTAGCCGAAATCAGCGGTCAGTATGGCTATCGTTCTACTGAACTTCAGACCAAAGCCGATAAAGAACGCACCGAAATGGAATTAGCCGGTGGTTTATACAGCCTAATCGGTTCAGTTTTTGGTTAATACTGTTTAAAATAAAGACATAGTTTAAAAGACTAAAATGACTGCCGCCAATACGGAAGACTATTTTAATATCAACCAGTTTCAACAACTGCTCGAAAAGCTGGAAGCATCCAAGGGTCGTCAAACCCGTCAGACTTCGGTTGAAGGTCGTCGTGACATCTTCGCTCAAGGCTTAGCAAGCATGATGAGCAACTTCTAAGTTTGATTAGTGTTGTTTAAAATAAAAACATAATTTAAAAAAACCACAATGACTGCCGCCAATACGGAAGACTATTTTAATATCAACCAGTTTCAACAACTGCTCGAAAAGCTGGAAGCATCCAAGGGTCGTCAAACCCGTCAGACTTCGGTTGAAGGTCGTCGCGACATCTTCGCTCAAGGCCTGGCAAGCATGATGAGCAACTTCTGATCCTTATTAAGGTTTCTGTTAAGCCATGTCCATTAGCGTGCCTGCAGGTCAAACCAATGAAGACGATTGGTTTGATCTAGATAAATACAAGCAAGCTGCGGAAGTGGCTTACAGTTTCTCTAAAAAGAAATTGGAGGATGTTGGTGAGCAAGAACGTACAACCGCAGCTCAAGCGCAACAGTTCAAACAAGCTGACGAAGCCAGGGACTACGACCAGGCCCAACGAGCTTATCGATATTGAGTTATTTGACCATTGGGTCGATAACTTAACGTCGGTTGACCAGGAAGCCTTTATTGCTTTTGTAGAAGAGACGTTCTCTGTTATTGAGTGCTATCTCTACGCACGGTTCCTTGGGTACAACGGGAGTATTGTTCCATGCGAGCAGTGGTTAAAAGCCAATCATCCCAAGCCTGATCATCGAAAAAAACTTCTCTACGAAATTGAGGAGATGCAGGAGGACATTCGCAAGCTTCGTGCGGATGTAGATGATGGCGTTGTGAAACGTGATGCAGGTGTTGCCCGTATCGCCAGCATGCAAAAAGAACTTCGAGGGACAATTGCTCAGATTGAGCAGTTTACGTCTAATCGTGATCGGCGTGGTTTATTGATGGCCGGCGCTGATCGTGCTATTCGTGAATTAATGACTATCTTCAAAGACGACCCAATTGAGGTTCCCCTGGAAGAAGCATCAATGAGCGTATGGGCCAAGATGCAATATGAAGATAGCTGATTTAAAATAAAAACATGAACCCAGCACCACAAGCACAATCCGCGCCTGACGCCAGACTCGCTGGCGGCTTGATTAACCTTGTGCAACAGCTACAAAAAAATCGCTTTAGTGGTGAACGTAGTTTGCAAGGTGCTCCGATTGGCGGTGAAGCTCAGGCAGAACCCCAAAAGTTCGAAGCTTTATTGAATGAAGTATCGCCAAATGGGCAAAAACAAGATGCCGCCCGAGCTCCTGGAACACTTCAAAAAGAAGGAGGCGAAGAAGGAGGACGGCAGCGAAATGTCGGACAAGGAGAAACGGAAGGCGGCCCTGGAAAAAGCCCGCAAGTACCAAGCACAGAAGAAAAGCAGCAAAAACGAAGAATGAGTTAGTATTCAGTTACATACTGAATAATACTTACTGTGCCTGCGTATCAACATCTTGCGTATCGCCGCAATGCTCAAGCTGCTGCCCGCAGGCAACAAATACGTGCTCCCCGAAATCTTGAATCCCTGGAAAAAGCAAGGGAAGATTTTGGTTTTTTTTGTGATTATGTAGCCGATAAGCCTCCCGCCGCACATCATAAAGAGTGGCATCGTCACTTTGTTACCAACGAGGATAGTAACTGTCTCGTTAAGATCGCAGGACCTAATGTTGATCTCCTGGCCCCAAGGGGATCTGCTAAGTCGACAGTCCTTGGTTTGTTTACTGCTTGGGCAATTGGCGTGCATACAGCAGCCAAGATGCCGTTACAGATTCTTTATTTGTCTTACACCGTTGATATTGCTCGTTCCAAATCAGCAACCATTAAACGCATTATTGAAAGCAAACGATATCAAGAAGTATTTCCATCTGTACGGCTTTTGAAAAACGTCACCAGTAACGAATACTGGTCCATTGATCACAAGTTTGCGGGTATCGATACCACAGGCGAAGAACAATTTACTCTCTGCGCTGCAGGCCTTAAAGGCTCCGTGACCTCCAAACGTTCACATCTAGTTATCATTGATGACGCCATTAAGTCTGCTGCAGACATCTCTAACCCTGACATTCGCAAACAAATGCAGGACAATTGGAACGCAGTGATTGCGCCCACGATGTTTGAAGGGGGGAGGGCGATTTGCCTTGGCACTCGCTTTCGCCATGATGACATTCATGCAACAACATTCAATCCGCAAAATAACTGGCTTCAGATTGTGTTGTCTGCGATCATCAATGATCCTAAAACAGGGGATGAAGAGTCTTATTGGCCAGACATGTGGTCTCTGGATTACTTAAAGGAAAAGAAAAGGCAAGCGCCAATTGCTTTTTCGTTCCAGTATATGAATCAAGTCGTCAGACAAAATGAATTGTCACTGGCGCCAGAACTGATTGTTAAGGCTGAAATTGCAACAGAGTTTGATTCGCTTGGGATCGGAGTTGACCTCTCCGTTGGCACTAAAGAAAAGAATGATTACACAGTGATGGTTTTGGGTGGCCGCATCGGTGATCAAATTCATATCATTGATTACAGGAGGTTGCGTGTTATGGGTAACCTAGAAAAACTGGACGCTCTAAAGGAGTTGCTCAACGATTGGTCAATCCTTGGTAAAGATGAAAGCGGAAATTATTATCCGACTTATTCCACCTGTGATATTTGGAGCGAAGCAGTTGCTTATCAAGCATCTTTGGAAGCCGACTTCAAACGTATCTGTTTAAACAATGAGAGTTTGTACAATTTAAATTGGCATGCTGTTAAGGGCTTCAGAGCGGATAAACTGGCACGTTTCCGTGGCTGCATGGGCATGTTTGAAGATCGCAAAATTATCTTCAATCGTTTCCGTAACTTCACTGCTATGTTTGAAGAACTGACAAACTTTGGTGTCAGCAGCCATGATGACTGTGTTGACGCTCTTGTGTATTTAATGACCGGATTAATGCGTCGAGGACAGCTTCAACTTGATTACTAAACTTAGAATTAAAAAAAAGCTTTTTTTGCGGTGGGACCAGAATATTTAGCAATCGGCTTAACCGCCGTTATTTCAGCAGTCACAGGCGGCGGTTGGGCCGCCTCTAAAATTTTAAACCGATACAACGATCAAGTCCAGCAGGCCTATAGTTATATCGGTTCACAAAAACGGAGAATTGATGTGTTGGAAGAAGACTTGAAGCGCATGCCATTGGAATATGTGTTGAAAGTTGATTTTTTAAGAGAAATTCAAGATATGCATGACAACTTTCGCGAAATTAACAATAAACTTGATAAACTGATCGATAAGATGCTTGATAGTAAATGAGCTACATCCTTGAAGTCCAAGAGGACGAAAACGGAGAGCCTTACATTATTCTTCCCGACGAAGTAACCGAAGATCTTGGCTGGCAAGAAGGGGATCTTCTCAATTGGGATGTACGCGGTAACGGTATCGTTATTAGCAAGGTCAATGACGCAGCTGGCTACGAAGTCTTAGAAGAGTAAACTGAAGATACGTTGATTGATTAATATGCGTATTTCAGGCGGCATTCCAGTTGGCGGAAATCTTGGTTATTTCAACACTGATTTCAATATTCCTCGCCTTGCAGTCCCTTTCCAAATCACGCCTTCTCTTGTTGAGGACGTTAAAGATAGGTTTGCAATAGCTCAAAGTATTCCTTATGGTGCATTCCAACAATATGTAAGGCCCTCCAGCTGGCAAGATATTTATGATTTTGGAACTGGTAGAATCAGTCCCCATAGTCTCTATTAAACTATTAGGGTGTTGGAAGAGTAAAATAAAAAGATCGATAGGTGAATTAGATGTTTTACGGCGGAATGAGCAATGTCCCCGGAGCCCCCGGGAATTTATTAGCGGGCGGTAATTTTATGGGTGGTGCTGGTAGCGCTATTAATCCGGAAGCATTTAAGAAAGACTCTAAACAGCAAAAAATTTATAACAAGGGAATGGGAACAGATAATCCCAATGAGCGTGAAATTTTCTTGCGTAGGACGGGTCCTCAGTTACCATTAGCAATGGGGACCATGCAACCAATAGGTAATGCTGGCATATTCGTTGATAACGCCCAAATGTATATGGGTCCTCAATTCGGACAAATTCCCGCTGGCTTTCAAAATAAAATTGTCTCCTGAAAACTGCTACCATTAAAGAAAAGGAAATAGTTAATGGCAGACGCTAAAGCCCGGCTTCAA